TAGTGGTGCGGCAGGATTGGGTGCTACTACACCTGAGATGGAAGCGTACTACAACGCTATTGCTCAACAGGATGCTCAATTGGCGGCACAGGCACAACAAGCTGGTCAACAGAATGTTGCGTTTGGTGCGGGATTGTTTGGTACTGGTGCGAATATGTTGGGTCAATACCAAGCTGGTCAGGTTGGCGCATTGAGTCCATTTACAACCTATTTAGGTGCTGGTCAAACCCTTGAAGAACTTGGACAAGCGCCTTTGAAGTTGGGTGCGGCTTTGGGTGGTCAAGCGGCGGCTTATGGCGGTAATGTTGGTCAATCATTGTTGCAAGGTGGATTAGCGGCGGCTAGAACTCAACAAGGCGGTGCTGGATTTAGTCCTCAAGGTGGTTTGTATGCAGGATTGGCTAATAGTCCACAACTCCAAACTGGATTTGAAAAGTTGTTTGGCATAAATCAACCTTATGTACAAAACCAAACTGCTTTTAATTATGGACAAACATCTGGTTATTCTGATGGCTCACGAGTTACATTGTTTTAAGGAATAATCATGGCGACATCAGACATTCTTGGTTTATTTACTACTCCTGAGCAGTACCAACAGGCTCAACGACAAGCGCAAGAGGCGCAAGCTATTCAGTATGCAAATCTTGACCCAATGGCTAGGGCTAACTATGGAACTTTTCGTGCTGGTCAACAGCTAGGTGGTGCTATTGGCGGTGCTTTGGGTGGTCAAGACCCACAGTTGAAGTTAATCTCTCAGCGGCAGCAAATCCTTGGGATGATTGACCCATCTAACCCTGATTCCTTTGCTCAAGGCATTCAGATGGCATTGCAAACTGGGGATACCCAAACTGCATTTATCTTACGTAATGAGATGATGAAGGCGAAAGAGCAGTCTGCTGTAGCAGAGGCTCGTGGCTTTGAGCGTGAGAAGTTTTTGCTTGATCGTGGTACTGGAATTCGTGATCGTGGAATGGCAGCTAATGCTCTTGAATTGTCTAAAGGTCTTATCAAGGCTGATGGCACTGTTGATGAGACTGTTTACAACGAATTGCTTGGTTATGGTCAGATTGGCTCTACCATTATTGACCAACGTCTTAAAGCAACTCAAGGACTTGAGACTGTGCAAGTTCAAAACCTTGCTAAAGGTCTTTTCAATGCTGATGGAAGTCGTAACAAGGAAGTTGAAAACAAACTCTCTACAACTGTTGCTGGTCGAAAGATTCTCAATGAATTTGCCCCTCAAACTAAAGAACTTAAGAAGGGTGAGAAACTTGCTGAAAGGCAACCAAATGGGACTTGGAAGGTTGTTCCATTAGAAGGTATACCAGCCCAAACAACTACATCTGACAATGCAATTCAATCATTGATTGCTGGTAAGGCAATTCATCCAACAGTTTTGCCTTATGCACAGCAACTTGCTAGAAATTTTGTCAATCTTGATTTTGAAGATCAAAATGTTCTTATGGAAAAACTTACAAGAATAAACAATGATGCTCAAAAGTATGCGTCAGAGAAAGATGCAAGAGCGCAATCAAGAGAAACAAGCAATTCTTTAAAAGATTTAAACATTCAATTAGCTGAACTAAAACTCAAAGAAGCACGAGCTAAATCTTTACAAGCAGCAGATGGTAAAGAAATCAAATTTGCCGAGGGGACTAAACTTGCTAGTCAAGCTGCTGGAGTTGACAAACTTGTTGATTTATCAGAAACATTCAAGCCAGCTTATGCTGGTTATCCTACTGATGCCGCTGGAACAGTTGCTGTTTTAGTTGCTGGTAAGTTGAGTGACCCTGAGAGTGTGGACTTATATCAATGGTGGCAAGGGTATCAAGACCATGTAAACAGGGTTAGGAATGAATTGTTTGGTGCGGCTTTGACTGCCCCTGAAAAAGCAGAGTTTGAGAAAGCTATGGTGACTAAAGGCATGAGTCCTACTCAGGCTCAAGCCAACCTTAAACGACAAGCAGATATTGCATTAAAGGCATACAACAAACTTGAAGGAGTTTTGCGTATTCAGGGTTACAGCAAGTCTGCCTTGGATATTCTGAAACCATCAGGATTCAGACCACCTTTATCTAGTCCTGAATTGCAAAAAAAATAAACGGAGATAAATCATGGCAATAGATAGAGAAAAAGCTAAAGCAGCAGGATACTCAGATGCTGAGATTGATGCTTACGAGCGTCAGCAAGGTTTAGCATCTTCAGTACAACCAACAACTACACAGCCAGCACAATCCCAAAGACCAATGTCTACTGGTGAGGTTTTAACTGGTGCAGTTGTGAACTTCCCAAGTTCTTTGTACAACATGGCAACTGATGTGTTTAGTGCTGTTTCAGACCCTATAAAAACAGCAAGTGATTTAGGAACTTTGTTTGTTGGTGCAACATCTAAGATTCTTGGTGAGCCTTTCTTTGAGTCTGACTTGGCAAAGCAAATGCGTCTTAAAGGTGAGAAGTCTGCTGAACAAGTTGGTGCTTTTATGGCTAACAGATATGGAAGTGTAGAGAGTGCAAAACAAGCATTGGCTACAGACCCCGCTGGTGTTTTATCTGACGCATCATTGATATTTACTGGTGGTGCTACTGCTCTTCCTAAAGCAAGTACAGCATCAAAGGTGTTAACAACAGCCGCAAAGGTTACAGACCCTTTAAGAATAGCAGCAGCACCAATAGCCTTGGCATCTAAAACAGTTTCTCCAACTTTAGGAATGACTACAGGTGCTGGTTCAATGGCTATTGAAGAGGCATACAAAGCTGGCAAAGAAGGCGGTGTAAAGGCTAAATCTTTCACCGAAAACTTGCGTGGTACTGCTGACCAATTGCAAGTTCTTGAGGATACAAAATCAAATCTTAAAGCAATGATTCAGCAACAACAGAATGCCTATCGTTCTGGCATGATTGACGTTAAAGCAGATCAGTCTATTCTAAAGTTTGGTGATATAGATGATGCTTTACAAAAAGCAAATGATAGGATTTACTATAAAGGCACAGTTAGAAGTAAGGATGCCGCAGGGTATCTTACTGAGACAAAGAAAATTATTGATGAATGGAAAGCAAACAATCCAGCAGACTTTCACACTCCTGAAGGTTTAGATATATTAAAGCAAAAAATCTATGATGATGTTTTGTCTAATATTCCAATAAATCAGAAAAGTTCAACTGGAATCATTGGGGATATTTACAACTCTGTAAAGTCAACTATTCAAAAACAAGCCCCTACTTATGCAGACACAATGAAGGCTTATGCTGATACAGCCGAGCAAGTGCGTGAGATTGAAAGATCATTGTCTCAAGGTAAAAAAGCATCTGCTGATACTGGTTTGCGTAAACTTCAAACTGTATTGCGTGATAACGCAAGCACAAATTATGGACAACGAGTTAACTTAGTCAATCAACTTGAAGCTACATCACCTAGTTTAGGTGGTGGTATACCTATCAAGCCAGCACTTGCTGGTCAGGCTTTAAGCAAGGTAACTCCTAGAGGTGTTCAAGCTGTTGGTACTGTTGGAACTGCTGGACTTCTTAGCCAAATATCCAATCCATTTGCAGCCGCTTATTTGGCAGGGTCATCACCCCGATTAGTTGGTGAGGCGGCATATATGGCTGGCAAAGGTGGTAAGCAAGTTGGTAAGGTTACTGGTCTATTCCCTGAACTTGACTATCCATTGATGTTTAATCTGTTGTCAAAGTCACAGACCCAATAGGAGACTGAAATTGACCCAATCTCTATCTGTCTTCTTGCGGCTGGGCTGGTTAAAAATATCCAGTCATCTGTCGCTTTGTATCAATCTGCTCGTGAGCAGTTTGTCTCAATTAAAAAAACCGCTGATGATGTTGTTGCCATTGGCAGGGACGTTAAATCGTTTTGGGGTACGTTGCGGAAGTTATTTGGTGGTAGTCCCAAGCCTCAAGCTACAAAGTCTGTGGCAACGGCTAAAGGCTCACAAGAGTGGGTCAATGTCGATGAAACAACAGTCAAAGCAAAAATCGTAAAAGACTTAAGTTCTTTTTTTAAGCTGCAACAACAATTACAAGAACATATAGAACAGGAAGAACTTAAAGCCAGAACAGTTGTATTTGCTGATGATGTAAACCTGATGGAAGAATCTCTCAACAGGGTTCTTGCGGCGCAAGAAATGGAGAGGATGGTTGTTCAAATAAGAGAGGTGATGGTATACGGGTCTAAAGATATGGGCGCTCTGTATTCCGAGGTATTCGCCATGAGAGACATTATTGCTGGAGAACAGGAAAAGGCTAGAAAGAAAAGAGATGCAGAAATATGGCAACGAAAGCAAAGGGAGCGTCTTCTAGCCGAAAAGCAAGTGTATCTAATGGTGAGTATCCTCTGCCTCCTATATACATGGCTTCTGATAGCGTTCATAAGCAAGATTGGGAGAGCGTAGTGGGATGGATTGCCTGTTGTGTTCTCGTAATATTGCTGTTACCCATAATGGGTATCATTCTGCTAGAAACGCTAGAAGCCAAGCATGAGGTTAAGCAACAGGTTGAGAAGGTCGAGAAACTTAGAAGACAGATTGAGCAGAAAGAAAGGCAGAAGGAAAAATGAATATTTATTGTATTTGGGGCTTATCAATCCTATTGGTGCTGCTGATGGGTTGTGATGACCGCTACCGCTACCCCTGTCAAGACCCATTGAATTGGTCTAATGTTGAATGTAAACCCCCAATCTGTACCGCTACAGGTACTTGTCCAGAGCAACTCGTTAAACCCGAACAGGAGAAAAAGTAATGCCTACTATTGGATACAAACCTAATAACCGCCTTAGTGCTGAAGAAATTGAAGTCAGGATTTGGGCAATTGTCATCTTCTCACTGACGATGATTCTTCTTGGCTCTGTTGCCATGTTCTTGTATAGCGTGTCTTTTGTGACCCAACCCATGAATGGAATGGCAGCAATCGACAAGGTTTACACCCAACAGATCAATACCATAATGGTCTTCATCACTGGTGTTCTTGGTGGTGTAGCTGGTCGTAGTGCTGTTAAAGCTGTAGCAACAGCTACCGCCAAAGCAGAAGTAACCGATAACGATGAACCCCCTGCACCATGAGTCTGTTTAATCCTTGGGTGCTGTTGGGTATCCTGATGGCGGTATTGTCTGCTGCTGGCGGTGGATACTTTAAAGGTCAGCATGACGAGAATACCCGCCAGCAAGTAGAAATAGCCGCCTTGAATGCCAAGGCAAGAGAGACTGAGCAAAACATGGCAAAGGTAGCAAATACCTATGCTGAAACTTTAAGGAAGTCACAGAATGCTGCTAGGACTAAAGAAACTAAGTTACGGGCTGATGTTGCCTCTGGTGCTTTGCGCCTGTCAATCCCCACCCAAAGCCCCGTATGTTCCACCTCAGTTACCGCCGTTACCGCTGGAAGTGACGATGGAGAAGCACGAACCGAATCTAGTGGATCGACTAATGTCGCTACCGATCTTCTCCAGATCGCCAGTGATGGAGACTCCGCAATCAGAAAACTCAACCTCTGCATCGAAACCTACGAAACCTTAAGGAAAATGAAATGAATCTGTCAGCAAATTTTAAACTTTCGGAACTAATTAAGTCTGAGAGTGCAACCCGTCTAGACATTGACAATACGCCCAATGAAGAACAAATAGAGTCATTGCGTTTGTTATGCGAGAACATCCTACAGCCAGTGCGTGACCACTTTGGCAAGCCTGTAAAGATTTCATCTGGCTTTCGTTGTGCAGAATTAAATTCAAGCCCTGCAGTTGGCGGGTCTAAGACCAGCGATCATTGCAAGGGTCAAGCAGTTGACTTTGAAATTGATGGTCTTCCAAATCCTGAAGTAGCGCAATGGGTTATGGATAACCTTGAATATACACAACTTATCCTTGAATTCTACACACAGGGACAACCCAATTCGGGCTGGATTCATTGCAGTTTTGACCCATCTAATCTTAAAAATCAAGAACTCACCGCCGTTAAGGTTGCTGGAAAGACTCAGTATCTCCAAGGACTACAGGCTTAATAAGACGCTTACAGAAGTGTTTAGGGGTGAGGTGTTCGTACAAGATCACCTCACCGCACTTCTCGCATAACCATGCTACGCCATGATCTACAGTGGTTACCTTGTTTCCACGTTGACCATTCTGCCGCCCGTAGAAGGTTCTTATCTTACGAATCATTTACTCGGTTTAGCCCGTGAATAGACATTGACTTGCTGCTTGTCATGCAAACACATTTTAGCTTGTGCAGCCTGACCCCATGCTTTTCCTTGGGCGTGTAGGCGCAGTTCCTTGTCTCTTGTCCAGATTGAGGGAGTACCATCTTTCCAATCAAATACAGTCTTAGGTTTGTTCATTGTTCTTCTCCTTGATCTCTTTCTGAATCCCTGCACTCATTTGCAAAAACATTCTCATCCACTTCACACCGCCAAGCCTTACATACTCGGCATACTCTGATTGGGTCAGGCGCAAATTAACAGCTCTACCCTGCTCT